AGGCTCCGCAAAAGGGAATCCTTGAAATGCGTTATGTGGATCCGATGAACATTCAGAAGATTCGTGAATACACAAAGGAAACCCTCAAGAACGGCACCAAGATCATCACGGGATACAAAGACTTTTACTTGTACAACAAGGATAATCCCCGTGCAGGCGGCAATGTGGCAGGAATCAAGATCAGCGAGGATGCAATCGCATTCTGCTCATCGGGCTTGATGGATAGCCGCTACAAGCGTACCGTGGGGTTCTTGCACAAGGCAATCAAGCCGCTGAACCAACTCCGCATGTTGGAGGATGCCATCGTCATCTACCGCATCAGCCGTGCCCCAGAACGCCGCATTTTCTACATCGATGTCGGCAACCTTCCAAAGACCAAGGCAGAGCAGTATGTCAAGGACTTGATGAATCGTTATCGCAATCGATTGACATATGATGCAGCGACAGGAGAAGTCAGGGATGACCGCAAGTTCATGTCCATGCTTGAAGATTTCTGGTTGCCACGCCGTGAGGGTAGCAAAGGAACCGAGATCACTACATTGCAAGGCGGTCAGAATCTCGGAGAATTGACCGATGTGGTATATTTCCAAAAGAAACTATATCGGGCATTGTCTGTTCCCGTGAGTCGTTTGGAGCAGGACAAGCAGTTTGTTCTTGGTCGTTCCACCGAAATCACCCGTGACGAGGTACGCTTCACCAAGTACATTCACCGTCTTCGCACGAAATTCTGTGAATTCTTCTATGATGTTCTCAAAAAGCAATTAATTCTGAAGAAGGTCATCACCGCAGACGAGTGGCCAGAAATCAAGGAAACGATTTATTTCGATTTCCTAAAGGACAATCTGTTCACAGAACTCAAGAATGCGGAGATTCGAAAGAATCAAATTGATGAATTGGGAAATATAAAAGCATACATAGGAAAGTACTACTCTCACCGCTGGATTCGGACTCATGTGCTGAATATGACAGAAAGTGAAATTGCTGACATGGACAAGCAGATGAGCGAGGAGAGAAACAAGGGCTTGTATCCACAGGATGAAGGAATGTAAAGGAAAAGGATGGAAACAGACAAACTTTTCGATTCCCTCAATTTTGTCGAAAAAAAGGACAATGAATCCTTCAAGATGTCAATTGTTCGTCGGTTGAACGAAAAGTTGCTTGACTGCATCAATAGCAGAAAAAGTGAAATTGCAGCCGAGATTCTTGGTGAAGCCATGGGTGGAGCGTCAATCGTAACGCCATCAGCAGAACCGGGTGTGAGCCTAAAGCCCAAGATGGGAACAATCAAGCCACCTCCACCATCAAAGGGAACTCCTCCAAAAAGCCCGCCGACTGCACAAACTCCTAAAAACGCCCCAACGAAAAGTGCGGGTGCAGCAGATGCTCTCAAGGCAAAAGCGGAACTTGCCAAAGCAAAAATGATGAACAAGGCAAATGATGTCAAACAAGCCGCTGTGGATGTCAAAAAGAACATAATTGGGCCCGAGGAAGAAGAAACGATGAACAAGCAAATCGATGCTGCTACCGATGGCAGCGTTGATATTTTGTCATTGAAGCCTGTTCCTGGCGGATTTGAAGTTAAGACAAAGCAGGATGACGGAATTGTTCCCACGCTTGACAAAGAATTTTTGCTAAAGACATTTTTGCATAAAGGCAGAATGATCGAATTGAAGCAAATGGGCCTTGGAATGTCTCGTCCCATCCGTTCATACATCGATGGAAAAAGATGGAATTTCTTTCCGGGCATGGAATCGGCAGAAGAGATGACGAAGAATCATATCAACATGTTGACAAAGCAGGAAAAAACCAAACAAAAAGAACAACAGTAAAAACAGGATCGAATCATGTCAGAAGAGAACATCAACGAAAAAGTGGACATCGATGGACGAACCCGTGCATATCGGCAAACGGTGATGCGTCTGGAAAATGCCCGCAAGTTGCGTGAACAGAAAAAGACGGGTTCGGTCAAGGAAAACAAGTTCAATGGTATTTACCAAGACGGTACAGGAAGAGGAGCCATCATGCCAGAGCCAATAGATTTCACATTCGAAGAAGCAATGAAAATGATTGAGAAGTACAAGAACATTCGTGACAAAAAGAAAACCCTCATGGGTGGCACGAAGAAGGAAGAGGTCGAAATCGAAGAGTCTTCCGACATGATGCTTCGCTCTTGGATTCGCAACAATTATCCAAAAGCAGATAATGCAAAATTCAACAAAATTTACTCTGCGATGAGCAAGCAGTACAAGAAAGATCCAAAGGGATACACCTATGGCGGTGGATTTAGCAAGGTAGCCAAGGATGCAAGGATCAAGGAAGATGTTGAGACTCAGGAAGAAGAGTTGTCCGCAGAGCAGAAAAAGTATCGTGACTTCTTTGAAAAAGCGTTGAGGAAGTTTGGTGCAACATCTCCTGCAAAGATGAGTGATGATGAAAAGAAGAAGTTTTTCGACTATGTTGACAAAAATTGGAAGGGATGATGAAGAAACTAATGGTCAAATTCGGGGATGAAAAGACTGCAAGCAATTATGCAGAGAGTCTTTCCATTCTCGAAAACCGTGCAACCGTGAGAGTCACAGGAAATTCAGTCATCATCACAAGCGACGATGCCGTTGCGGTTGCATTTGCAAAAAACACCATTAAAGACATAGGCGAAGAAATTAGATATCACATCTTTGCCAATCGCTTTCTCAAGACCATAACAAAGTCCCTGACAGAAAACAAGAACATACCCTTTGAAATGATGGACGGTAGCAAGCAGGCAATCACTCCTGATAATGCAAGAGTGATCGCAAATGCATATGACACACTTGCCGCAAAGAACCAGACAGCATTCTTGGTGTTTGCAGCGGAAAGCAAGAAGTCTTATCAAAACGCAGTAAACTTTGCCAAAGCAACACAAAAGGACTGACACATGCCAGTAAGACAAATCGTCAAGACAAACAAAAGAATCGTGTTCCTGGCATCAGGGACAAACAATGATATCGGAGTCACCGCTAGTGCATTCCTTGATTACGGAACAACCGATGGTCGTTTCATGGGTGAGGGGTCGGGGATCGGAAACGGTTCTGCATCCATTGCAAAAATTGTTTCGGGAAGCAATTCATTCACCGTGGGCATGGCAGGAGAGATTCTATTCACAGGACAAGGGCCTGGTGAATACAATTTTGAAAGATTTACGCTTCGTCCCGCTTCTCCTGACGGGACATTGGACATCGTTGCCGGTACAGGAACGGTAATCGTGGAAGTGGCTCTCTAATTTCAAAGTCTAAATAACACAGGAGACATCCATGAAACTGATTTGCGAAGTCAACGAAAACATCGAAATCCTCACCGAAGAAAACAACGGTGCCAAGAGTTATTTCATCGAAGGAACTTTCCTTCAGGGCGACATCAAGAATCGAAATGGTCGTGTATACGAGTTCAAGATGCTCAAGGACAAGGTGAATCAGTATCGCAAGGAATTCGTGGAGCAAAAGAGAGCATTCGGTGAACTTGGACATCCCGATGGCCCGACAATCAATCTAGAGCGTGTTTCTCATATGATTGTGGAATTGGCTCCAGACGGCAAGAACTTCTATGGCAAAGCCAAAATCATGGATACGCCATATGGAAAGATCGTAAAAAATCTCATGGACGAAGGTGCCAAGTTGGGCGTTTCGTCCCGTGGAGTTGGCTCCCTTGAGGAAAAGAACGGCGCAAATTATGTGAAGGACGATTTCCGTATTTCGACCGCCGCCGACATCGTAGCAGACCCATCGGCTCCTGATGCATTTGTGCGTGGAGTCATGGAAGGAAAAGAATGGATTTATGAAAACGGTCTGCTTGTTGCCAGAGAAATTGATGAAATCAAGGAAAACATTCGAAAGGCTTCCTCCCGTAACTTGGAGGAGCAGATGGTAAAGGCTTTCCAAACTTTCATCAACAAACTATAACCAAACTTTCTTAACTGTATAAATAACCAATACCAAGGAGAACCCCATGGATTACGAGAACGAGGAAATCGAAGAAGTCATTCTTGACGAGGAAGAAGTCGGAGCGGAAGACACCGATTCCCTCGAAGAGAAGGCACCCCCATTCATCGCTGCAAAGGCTGCAAAGGCAAAGCAGATGAAGAATCTCAGCAAGAAAAAGGGAATGAAGACCGAGGAAGAGGAGGAGGAAGAGGAAGAAGTAGCCACCGAACAGATGGCTGCTAATGCTTCTTCCACCGGTGCCGGAAAGGGTAAGACCGCCGGACTCTACAAGGATGGCACAGGCAAGGGTGCCGTCATGGCAGAGCCAGTCGATACTGGACTTCCCGCAGGAGACTCCAAGTCCAAGTTGACAGCAAGCGTCAAGTCGAAGAAGGCAATGCGTGAGGATCTAGATGTCCACATGACTGCCATGTTCGATGGGGAAGAACTCTCCGAGGACTTCAAGACCAAGGCTGCAACGATCTTTGAGGCTGCTATCAATGAGCGTGTCGAAGAGATTCGTACACAGTTGGAAGAAGAGTACAACAACCGACTCAACGAGACAATCGAAGAGAACAAGAAGGCTCTCACCGAGCAACTTGATTCGTATCTTTCGTATGTCATCGAAGAGTGGATTGAGGAAAACCGTCTTGCCGTGGAGAAGGGCATTCGTACAGAAGTTGCAGAGGAGTTCATGAACGGACTTCGCAACCTTTTCCTAGAGCATGATATCATGGTTCCCGAGTCCAAGGTTGATCTTGCAGACAAGATGGCAGAGACTGCCGAGCAGTTGAAGGCTCGTCTTGATGAAGAGATCATGAAGAATGTCAAGTTGGTTGAGGAAGTTCGTGCTTTCCAGCGTGAGCGCATCCTTGACGAAATGGCAGAAGACCTGACCGTGACACAGAAGGAGCGTTTCCGCACTCTTGCAGAGGGCGTATCGCTAGAGGGCGAAGAGGATGATGTCCGTGGCAAGTTGGAAATCATCAAGGAGTCCTACTTCAGCGGCAAGAAGCCAGCACTTACGGAAGAGGCTGCTGCAACTGCCGAAGAGAGCATTGACGAGACACCTGTTGGTGGGCAAGTCGAGAACTTGAGTGAGTCGATGAAGACATATGCAGAAACTCTTCGTCGCATCACCAAGAGGTAATTGTCATCAAATCTAAATAATATCAATCAGTTCAACCTTTAACCAAACACTCAATTAGGAGAAACAGAATGGAACTCACCATTTCAGAAGCACTTCAGAAGAAGTGGCAACCCATCCTTGAGCATGCGGATCTTCCCGCCATCAAGGACAACTACCGCAAGGTAGTCACCACCATGCTCTTGGAGAACCAGGAGCAGCACCTCAAGGAGACAACGAACTTCTCGTCCAACCTTGACGGCCCAAGCACAAGCAATGTTGCTCGTTGGGATCCAATCCTAATCAGCCTCGTTCGCCGTGCAATGCCGAATCTAATCGCTTATGATATCTGCGGCGTTCAGCCGATGAGCGGCCCAACCGGGCTTATCTTCGCAATGCGTAGCCGTTATCAGAATCCGAATGGTGCAGAGGCTCTGTATCAGGAAGCCGATACATCGTTCGCAAGCGGCACAGGCGCAACCGCATCGGGCATCTACAGCACCGATCCGTTCAATGTTCCTGGCGTTGATCCAGTCAGCGGACTTGGCACACCGAGCAATGTCCTCGGCACACAGGCTCAGACCACTCTGACCGGTGAGCGTCTAGGCAATGCTACCAACAATCCGTTCCCGGAGATGGCATTCAGCATCGAAAAGACAAGCGTTGAGGCAAGAACCCGTGCCCTCAAGGCTGAGTATTCGATGGAACTCGCTCAAGACCTGAAGGCAATTCACGGTCTTGATGCCGAGACTGAACTCGCCAACATTCTTTCGAGCGAGATTCTTGCTGAGATCAACCGTGAAGTTGTTCGTGTGATCTACGGCAATGCCAAGTTGGGTGCAAAGAGCGGCACAACCCAGACTCAGGGTGTGTTTGACCTGAATGTTGACTCCAACGGTCGTTGGTCGGTGGAGAAGTTCAAGGGTCTGCTCTTCCAGATTGAGCGTGAGTGCAACCAGATCGCCAAGGAGACTCGTCGTGGCAAGGGTAACTTCATCCTCTGCTCGTCCGATGTCGCTTCGGCTCTGTCGATGGCAGGCGTACTTGACTACG